CCCGCCGATGCCGCTGACCATCGTCTCGATGAACACCTCGCGGTCGATCACCTGCAACGTCCCAACCGCCTCGCACCGATGCACGGTCACGAGATCGCCGCCAGGGCGTTTAAACCGCAGATCTCGCCGTTCGAACAACTGCGCGAACGTCAGCCGCGCACCGTGCAGGCGCCGCCCCAGCCACTCACGGCGCTTCTCGCCGCCCTCGATTGGGCGACGGCGACCGTCCTTGCCGCTACCGTTGGCGGGGCTGACCAGCGCACGGAACTGGTACACCCGACCCGCCTCAATCCGCTCATCCACCCGCTGAGCCGCGCACGCCGGCGGGATACGGGAGAGCAGGAGAATGCGATCCCGTTCCACCCGATAGACGAACGGCCGTGGAGAACCGTACGGAACTCCAGGGAAATACCCCCACAGCACCTGGTGCAACGAATAGGCTGGCACCGATGGCCTCGCCACCGTGGCCAGCCACATCAGCCGGCCCCCAGCAGCGCGCGGATCTCGCCACCCTGACTCTCGAGCATGGCGTTGTACTGATCGCACAGGTGCTGGTCGTAGGCTTCCTTCGCGGCCTTTGCCGGCGGCGCCAGCAGCGCGGGGCCATCACTGACGCGCACGAAATCGCGCTCCTCGCCGGTGTCCATATCGAGGATGCGATAGTCGAGCCGGACCTTGCCGTGCCCGCGGTTGGACTGGCCGCCGATGTGCGGAGAGCGCGAAAATCGATGCAGAGCCGACACCAGCACGCCGAGTTCCACCTCGGACACGTCCAGGCATTCAATCTCGGTGTAGAGCTTCACGCCGGCCGCCAGCAGCTCGCTGGTCATGCGCATCTGATCGGCGGGGCCGTCCTTCTTCCTCGTCGGCCCCTCCAGCAGCCCGGCCGGCTCTTCCATCAGGTACTCACGCACGCGCTCGTCCTTGCCGTCGTCCTTGCGGCTGAAGGACTTCTCGAACGTCATGCCGCGGTAACTCCGGCGGGCCGCCTCGCCGAGGAACTGATCGGGCAAAACGACGGCGGCCTCCTGGCAGATCGGGTAGCTATTCATTACCCGCAGCTTGCCGGGGAGAATCTGATTGCCGACGCCGCCGCCGAACAGCGAGATCATCGGGATTGCCCGGCGCATGGCGCGCGCCGCATTGATGTCCACCACCTGATCTCCGCCAATGCGACCACCGGAGAACAGCAGGTGGAACGCCTCCAGCGGCACCCGCGCTTGGCCCAGATAGTCGAGCATGTAGCTCGCCGCCAGATCGCGCAGCTGACCGCGCCAGGCGTTGCCGTTGTAGCAGAACACTTCTTCGATGCTGCCATCCGGCTGCATCAGCGGCTCCTGCACCAGATAGCTGGTGGTGCTGATCGACTCGCCGATGTGGCTCAGCGGCGAGCGCAGGGTAAACGTTCCGTAGATCCGCACGTGCATTAGATGGCCTCCTCGTCGATTCCCACGTTCTGCTCGATCGGTTTCTCGCGCTCCAACCGGTCGCGCACCAAGAGCACGATCCAGGCTGTTTCACGGTAGAGCTTGTCGATCACTTGCCGATGATCGACGGCAGCGAGTACCCGCGTCAGGAACTCACGCTGCTCGTCGGCCACGAACTGGACGTACTCGGTCCGGCCGGCGGCGTTGGTACGGGCAAGCAACGAGATATCGCCCTTCACGCCGGCCTCCATCCAGCGCGGATTGATCGTGTCGCAGCACAGCCGCGGCTTCAGCGATTCTATGAAGGCCGGCAGCGTCTGCGCGCGCTTGGCGGCCGCCTTCACAAACCGCTCGATCTGGCCCCACATGTCTGGCGTGACCTTGAAGCGCCGCCGGTCGCGCGAGCGATAGACGGCGTAGGTCAGAAGAGCCCCAGTTGCTGCGTTGATGTCGTCTGTGTCGAAGCCGTAGTGCACGGTCCGTCCTCCTCCTCGACGGGCGCCGCAGCGCCCTCCTGTTTCTGGCCGCAGAAGTGCGCCAGCGCCATCAACCCCGGCTCGCGCCGGCGCCACTCAATCATCGGCTCCTCGGCCTCGCGCCAGGTGCGCAGACCGACCTTGAGCAGCTGCCCGTGGTGGTACTCGCCGCTGAGGATCTGGTCCTTCGAGAACCCCATCGTGTAGAGGCGCTCGAAATCGGCCAGCAGCGCGGCGAACTTGCCGCGATCGACGTAGACGCGCTCTTCCTCGAACTGCACCGGGAACACTTCCCGGCTGTGCGCCACCTGGGCTCGGAAAATCAGATGTTTCTGCCCGCTGGTGGCGATCACGAACATGAACGGCGGCGCCGGCGGGTTCAGCAACCACTGCCGCCACCCGGCGCGCTGCGGGCAGTCATGCAGCCCAGCGGCGAACACGTGGCTGTAGCAACGCCAGCTCATGGCATGGCCGGTCTTGAGGCCTTTCTCGGGGTGAGCGACCACATAGGCTTCCCATGTCTCTTTGCTCTGCATCGCCACGCAGGGCTGGCAGATGGTGCGGCTCGGGAGATGGGCGGCGTTGTTGTAGTTGGTGAACGTCGGCTTGATGGCGATATCCATCGGCCACCCTTGGCCGCCAGTGTCGCCGCCGCAGAGCCAGCACACGGCGTCCGGGCCGAACCGCTCACCGCGCTTGGGAGCTGGCGGCAGGAATTCGCCACCGCCGACGCAGGCCCAGGCGAAATGCGTAGGCAACACGTTCATCGATCGATCTCCGGAAACGCCCCGATCACGGCCCAGCGCACTCGCTCAAGCTGCCGCTCGAACAGCGCTTTGCTGATCGCCAACGCATCCGCGCCCGACCGAATCGAGTGCCCACCAGCATAGTAGGCCAGCGCCACGCGCACGGCGATCTGCGGCAGCCGGGCGAGCACTCGGTCGAGCCGCTGGATGCGCTCCGGCCACGGTTCGGAGCGCTCCACGATGCCGACATCCGTTTGCCGTTCGGCGCGGTCCGGGTACATCGGCAGGATCGGCACGCGCCGGACTTTCCCGTAGCCGACGGCCACCTCAGTCAGTCGCCGATGCCTCGACCAGACCGCCTGTTTGCGCTTGCGCGTGCGGCTGCCCCAGTTCTCGATCATCGTCGCGATCGTGCTCCGCCCCTGCTTAGGGCCGATCGGACTCGGAGTGCGCCGCTGGCACTCGCCCCACTCGGCCAGCAGCGCATCGGCGCGGGCCTCAAGCACATCTTGAGAAATCGCTACTCCAGCCATCCCCGCCACCTCGCTCCGCCCTACCGTTTCCGCTCTGCCGCTGCCGCGCAGTCCACGCACGTCTTGATGCCCCGAAGCGCCAGCCGCCGTCGCTCCGGGATCTCCTCGCCGCACTCCACGCACTCGCTCGCGCTCTCGCCGACGTAGCGCACCCGACGCGCCACTAGCCCCTCGATCTCTGCCGTGACCCGCTCGTCGGCGATGTCGCATATGTCAGCCATGTGCCCGCCCCTTCATCTCCAGTAGCCGCTTGATCGTCTCAACCGCCTTGCCGCTGCGGATCATGCCGGCGCTGAACCGCACCACGTCCCAGCCCATGACAGTCGCCTGGTTGTACTTCTCGGCGTCCTGCTCGAACCCCTTGCCGCGGGTGTGCCGGCCGCCGCTGTAGATCCCGCCCTCAACCTCTGCCGCTACCCGCAGATCGGGCCATGCGAAGTCGAAGCGCCAGCGCCGGCCAATGGCCTTGGCGAACGGGTATTCGCGCACTGGATCGGGCAGCTTGTGGGCGCGGATGTGCAGGGCGAGGGTGTCCTCAAGGGCACTCATGCCACTGCCCTCCGCAGCCTCTCCAGATGCCCGTTCGTCATGCGCAGCAACTGCATTTCGGTGCCGTACCGCGCCACGAATGCCCGCTTGCTCCGTGCCAGCGACGGCCCCTTACTGGCCTCCAACACGCTATCCGGCAGCCCCGCCACGCCGACGCCCCGGTGGTGCCACGGACAGAGCGGGATGGTGTAGTCGTGCCCCAGCCGCCGGCCGCCCATCGTGATGTGGTGAATGTCGGCAGGTTCGGGGTGGCCGTCGCCCGCGATCCCCTCCAGCCGGCAGCAGATGCAGCCGACCATCTGCAGGTCGGCAAAGCGGCGCTGCTGAGCCTTCGTTGCTGCCTTGGTTTTGCCGACCATCAAGCCACCCTCCTGTTCTCACGGCACGGCCACGGCGGGCAGGCAATGCCCAGCTTCTCGCCCAGGTGCCGCGCCAGCGTCTCGTGAATCACGGTCGGCTCGACGGTGGTGATCTCGGTCGTGCTCTGCTTGCCGGTCAGCGCTTCCTGGATCGGCCGCCACAGGTGCTCCTTGACGCTGGCCGGCGTCCAGGGGATCTCCACGCCCGGCTTGAGCGTCTTGCGCATGTCGTAGCCGGCCGCGTTCAGCTCCTCCGCGAGCCACGCGCAGAACAGGTGCAGCGCGGCGTTCTGGCTCAGCGTGCGCGTGCCTGCGGCCTGCTTGAGTTCCATGCGGAAGTAACGATGCTTCGCCCACATGGCGTCGAGCGCGCGATGCGCTTCCGCCAGCGTTGCGGCGCTGTTGATGGTCAGCTCAGCCACGCGCCTCTCTCTCCCTCAGCATCAGCTCCAGCCGCGCCAGCGCGTTCCAGGCGGCATGCGCGGCGTGCAGCAGCTTGGTATCAGGGTCGCACTCCTCGCCCCGGTGCTCGGCACTCAGGTGCCGATACATCGCGTTGGTGTATCGGCGCACGCCGTCCTGCACGTCTTCCCAGCCGTCGCGGGTGTACTTGGTCGCGCCGTAGGTGCCCACGTCGGCCACCGCCAGCAGGGCGCGGGCAAATCCGCGCTGGATCAGCTCGGGCTCGACCTTGCCGGAGTCGAGCTTTGCGCCCGGCTCGTGCGGGTCGATGCCGTTGGGGTCGCGCTCAATTGAGCCGGACGTCTGCATCTCGTGGGTGTCGTTAAACGGATCGGTCATGCTGCTGCCCTCTCGCTCTTGTGCCTCTCGCACACTGACCTGGCCTCGGCCGCCGTGTCGTAGACGCCGATGAGCTGCCAGCGCTCGCCATCCAGCCGCCAGGCGCTGAACCGCCATCGGCAGCCGACGCGCGCCGCGCTCACCCGGTAACACCCAGTGGCATCCTCTTCGTAGTACCTGTCGCGCCGCTCCCACTGCATGGCCTCAGCGGTTCATCGCCAGGATCCGCCGGCACTCGGCCAGCGCCGCCCGTGCCTTCTCCGGGTTGCGCGGCGCCTCCAGCAGCCTCGGCGCCGGCTTGTGGTACGGCGCCAGCGGCGTGCTCGGATCCGTCACGCACAGCGCCCGGAACTCCGGCAGCGTCGGCGGCCACTCCCTGCCCTGCTCCAGCAGACGCTCCAGGCCCCGGCCGATCTGCTCCACGCTCACGCCCTGCAGCCCGCGGCGCCAGGATTCGTTCGCGGCCTCGCCGTAGGCGGAGATCCAGCGATGCCCGTAAATCTCCGTCATCCGCTCCCACAGCCGCGCCATCACCGCTTGCTCACGCGCGGCGGAACTCGCCTTCGATGATTCGTCCACCTGGATCCGGGATGCCGTTTGCACGACGGACTCGGGCGATTGCAGAGTTATCAACTGGCTGACTGGCTTCACGGTGATTGCTCCTGGCGGGTGTGGCGCGGTTCTGGCTGCGGGTGAGCCAGTTGGCGATGAAGCGCTTGATGCCGCGCGCTGTCTTGCGATTGGACGGGTTGGCGAGCAGCCACGCCCGCATGCTGCGCAGTTCCTGCAACACGTCGAGCGCAGGAAACAGGCTGGCGTACTCGGCAAGGTCGGCGTCGGTCACCGCATGCTCGCCCTGCAGCGTCGGCAGTCGGATGACCGCCGGTGCGTTCTCTGTCGCGTCGCTTGGCGGCGCGGCAGAAGAACATGAGCGGAGCGAATGTTCTTCATTACCTTCTTCCCGGATACCGGATACCGGAGGTGTGTCGGGTTTTGCCTGTTCTGGGTATGTCGGGTTTGTGTCGGGTTGTTTGTCGCAACCCGCGCCGCTATTAGCGTTTGCCGTGTCGGCTTTGCTATGTCGGGTTTGTGTCGGGTTTGTGTCGGGTTTATTTGGCGCGGGCTGATCCGTGTCGGCGAGCAGGCATTGAAAAACCAGCCGCTTGTCCATAGACCTCAGAGCGACAAGTCCGGCCTTTTCCAGGCGCGCTGCTGCTCTCCGCACGCGCGACTTGTCGGGTGTGCCAGAATCCGTTTCGCCCTGGTGCGGCTCCACGTAGAGCGCTTCGGCAATGCTCTGCCAGCTCACGCCGCGCACGATCCCCACCGTGCCGGTGCGGTAGTCCATGTACGGCCGGATGCCAAACACATAGAGACAGCGCGCAAACCAGGGCAGCCCCTGCAGCGCCTCCATCTCCCTATCGTTCAGCCGAACCTGCATGTCTCTACTTCGCCACCTTCAGCGCCGGCCGCGAGTCCTGCTCGATGGCCGCGATCAGCCCCTTGAGCGACGCAATCGCCTCGCGGGCTTCGCGCACCACGCAGGCGTCGCGGGCCTCGCCGGCTAGGCGCTTGCTGGCAAAGTCCACGGCCTCTGCGCACTCCTTCATCACCCGCACCACAGAGCTGCAGGGGTCGGCGTCGCGGCTGAAGTCCGGCACCGCCAGCAGGCCGTACATCGCCGCCAGGTCGTCCAGGCAGGCGCTGCGGTACGGCTCGGGGAGCGCGTTGACCACGTACGGCTCCATGTCGGCCGGCAGGATTTGCGATTCCTCGGGGTTGAGCCAGCGGTAGACCATCTGGCCGTTGGCGCGCATGGTGGCTTCGTCGTTGCCGACCGCCACCTTGATGCGGCGGCGCTCCGCCGGGGTGGCGTCCACGTAGGCTTGGCAGGCGGCGTAGCCGAGGCCGTTCTTGGTACTGTGCGGGTCTTGCTGCAGGGCCCGCTGGTAGTGGGTCCAGATGATGTCACTGCGGGTTTGTGCTCGCGGGTACATGCTTATTGTTCCTCGCCGCTTTAGGCTGTCCCCCAACAACAATTACAAGGGCACAGCGATGAGTCAGATCAGTCGGACGGCGCCATCACTGGCGCGCCCTCGGGGCTGCCCCCGTTCCTGCCGGCCATTCCCGGCCGGCCTGCTCCATCCCTGCGCGCGGCATCCGTGCCGCTGTGTCGCCCCTGCCGCTGGCGTCCGTGCCGGCGGGTGTTGCGAATAGAAAGCCCCGCTCAGGTAGCCGGGGAATCCGCGCCTAGGGCTGCGGACCTGCTGGAGGAGACTGGCCTTGAGCTCGCAGACGGCCTTCCACCCAGGATTCGCCGTAGCGTTCCGGATAGAGGATCTCGAGCTCGGTGATCTCGTCGCCGCAGCACTTCGCCAATCGCTCCTCAAGACGCCTGGCGTCTTTCGATCTCCGCGAGTTCCGGCGCCAGCCGGCCCAGCGGCACGCCAGTTTTGGCGGCCACGGTTGGCGCGTGCTCCGTTGGGAGCCGCTTCGCGACGTTCAGCCAGTACCAGACGTGGCCCTGTTTGACCTTGCCGCCGATGAGGCGAGCCAAGGCCGACTGACCACCTGCCCTGCGAATTGCCTGTTGAAGTGCACGGAGTTCTACGCTCATGGAAGAAGACTACAAAGTAATTTGTAGCTCGTCAACAAACCAATTTGGCGGACTACAAACTAATGTGCTCGCCATGACTACAAAGATTGGCGAGCGCGTTCGTGAACTGCGGAAAGCCCGAGGATGGAGCCAGTCCGAGCTGGCTCGTCGCGTTGGAGGGGGCGTGAAGCCGCAGAACATCCAGCAGCTCGAGGATGGGACCGTGAAGCGGCCCAGGTACTTGCTCCGGCTTGCAAAGGCCCTAGATACCACGGTTGAGTATCTGGAAGAGGGCCACCAAGGCGCTAAGCCCGCTCGCGGGTTCGGCCTCGGTACGGAGAACGTGAAGCCGGTGCAATCGTCAATGCGGACGATCCCGCTTCTTAACTACGTGCAAGCAGGGCATCCAAAGGAGGTGCTGGATGACTATACGCCAGGGACCGGCATGGATGAGGTGCCTCTGGACGCAAGAACTGCTGAGCTTCTTGGCCCCCACTCTTTCGCGCTCGAGATTAAGGGCGAGAGCATGCTTCCAGACTTCCGCGAGGGGGACCACATTTACATCGACCCAGACGTGAAGCCCAGGCCGGGCGACTTTGTGGTTGCGCGCATTGAGCGCAACGCTGAAGTCACCTTCAAGAAGTACCGACCACGCGGGCGCGATGACGCCGGCAACGAGGTGTTCGAGCTGGTGCCGCTCAACGACGATTACCCGACGCTCATCATCAACAGCCAGAACCCGGGGCACGTCGTTGGGGTGATGGTCAGCCACGTCCGGTTCTTCCGACGCTGACGATACAGATGCTATACGAGAGGAGGGGGAATGAAGAGGATTGCCGCTGTGTTCGGGCTTGCGGTGCTGGTTGCCGGCTGCGGAGAGCCCAAGATTGATGGCGCATCTGAGGGAGCGCTGAAAGAGTCGATCCAGGCGATCGCGAACAAGCTACCAGAAGACCAGCGCGAGACGTTCAAGGACGCGGTCAAGACCGTCGCATTCGACGGGCTGGACCTGCGCGACATGATGCGCGACGGCGGCAGCGAGAAGTACCTGGTGAATGTGCGAGAGCGGATCCACGGGAAGACGGCCGCGGAAGTGATGGCTATGGCCGACAAGATCCGCGCTGAGCGCGAGGCCGCAGAACGCCAGCAGGCCCTATCCGAGATCGCCGAGCTCGAAGCCCGCAAAGCAGCAGCCGAGGCCGCCGCCGCACAGCTACAAGCCTTCGTGGTCGAGCGGTCGCGCTTCTACAAGCGCCCGCAACGCTATGGCGGGGATGAGCCGATCATTGAACTGACGGTGCGCAACGGCACGGAACACGCCATCTCCCGCGCCTACTTCGTCGGCACCATTGCTAGTCCCGGCCGTTCGGTGCCGTGGCTCGTTGAGAGATTCAATTACAAGATCCCCGGCGGCCTGGAGCCCGGCGAGACGGCCAGCTGGTCGCTCGCGCCCAACATGTTCAGCGACTGGGGGAAGGTGAGCGCGCCGAAGGATGCGCTGTTCACGGTGCGGGTTGAGCGACTTGATGGCGCCGATGGGGAAGCCTTGTTCGGCGGTGCCACCTGGACTGAGCGCGATGAGGAGCGGCTGTCGCAGCTCAAGGCGAAGTACCCGCAGTAGACCAGCCCCCTCCTCGCGGAAGCCGGCGGACGGAAACGGACGGATATGGAAAGTCGTCGTATTGAATCCTTAACCATTAAACCCGCATAATGTGTCCATGGCGGGTAAAGCCTAGGTAGCCGCGACGCCCATGCGGGTATCGTAAGCGCGCTGTAAGCGCGTCGGCCCTAGGGTCCGCCTATTTTTTTGCCTGCGCGCCGGGAATGACTTCCTATCTAATCTAATTGGACGAGAGCGGCGACCTCGGGTGGACGCTGGACAAGCCGTACAGACAGGGCGGCTCCAGCGGCTGTTCGTCGCCAGTAATCCAGCCCCAGCAGGCCCAGCCCGGCGCCTAGCCACTCCAGCCACAGCATTGATCTTCCCCCTCCCTGTGCGGGGCGCTCAGCGTATCCGTGGCCCACCCCGAGTAAACACGCCGCTTTCCATACTCGTCCGTCCGCGTCCGTTGTCTTCCGCGCTCTGCGGGGAAATTTGCAGCTACCTACAAACTTTTTTGTTGACCCGCCTGCAAAGTTCTTTGTAGGCTTACTCCCACAGCCAACACGAACAGCCGGGAGACGAAGCCCATGCCCTACACAACCACCGACCTCCTCAACGACATCTCCCGCGCCGTCGGCGGCCTGCCCTCGAAGCTCGACCCGGAGATCGACGACGTGGCCGGCGCTCACCGCGAGCACTGGCAGAACGAGGCCAAGGAGTGGTTCGCCGACAGCCCGGCGGAGCTGCTGGAAGAGCTGCTGAAGGCTGACTGGCACAAGCACAAGGCCATGCACGTGCGCCTGGAGCAGTTGGTGGCTGAAGAGTTCGCCAAGGACGGTGAGTTCCGCCGCCTGGCGCTCGCCGCCATCCGGCCGGCGCTGGAAGACAAGGCCGAAGAGCTGGCCGACCAGGCCGAGCGTAACCGCGGCATCGAGCGCGCGGCGTAGATCAACGGGGGAAAGCTGCCAGGCGAATGACGCCGGAGTCCCGAGGGCAGACAGCAAGTACCCCACCACTTACCCACGCCCAGGCACGGAACGCAGCAGGCGGCCAGGGATGGCGCCGCCAGGGCGATAGCGAGAACGAGGACAGCATGAGCGAGCAGAACAAGAACGGCGGGGCGGCGTTTCCGACCCTGACCTACGACCAAAGCGCGGCGATGAACGGTATCGGCGTGTCCGTCACAGATCATCCCGGCATGACCCTGCGCGATTACTTCGCGGCGAAGGCGGTGCAGGGGCTACTCGCCAACCCCGGCGGCCCGATTCAGGCAAACGGCATGAGCGGGTGGAACTGGTGCAATTGCACCGTAGAGAGTGTGGCCGATTTTGCTTGGCATATCGCCGACGCCATGCTCCGCGCCCGCGAGCAGGAGGGCTAGGCCATGCACGACTACATGCCCAGCAGCGAGGCCGAGCGTGTGGCCGCCGAGGAATGGCGCAACGAGCAGCGCCGGGATGCCTACCTCTACCGCCGCGACAGCTACGAGCGAGCAGCTATCGAGCGAACCCCCCTGCCCTACATCCAGCGGATGCAGGCGGCGGTTGCCGAGCTGCGGCGGCGGGAACGGGCGGCACGGAGCATTGCGTGATGGACGACTACGACAGCGGGCCGGACTGGCGACAAGCCGAGGAGATCGAAGAACAGCGTTGGCACGAGGAACATGGCAATGATGAACACTGAACACGCAACGCCGGCGCTCTTTGCGGCGCTGGCAAAGGCGCAGGCGGAGATCGAGAACGCCGCCAAGAACGCGGCCAACCAGCACTTTCGCAGCAAGTACGCCGACCTCGCGGAAGTTCTCAACACGGTGCGCCCGGTATTCGCCAAGCACGGCCTGTCGCTGATCCAGTCCACCGGCTTCGACGGTTCGCTGGTGTCGGTGACGACGCTGGTGGGCCATGCCGAGGGCGGATTCATCACCTCCACCGCCTCCTGCGTGCCGGCAAAGACCGACGCGCAGGGCGTAGGCAGCGCAACGACCTATCTGAGGCGGTATTCACTGGCCGCGATGGCGGGCGTAGCGCAGGAGGACGATGACGGGCAGGCGGCGGCGCATGACCGCAAGCCGCAGGCTCGCCAGCCGGTTGCCAAGGTGAGCGAGAGGCAGGCCGCCGAGCTGCAGTCCCTGATCGACGAGACCGGCGCGGATGTCGCTGGCTTCCTCAAGTTCTTCAAGGTGAGCGCGATTGCCGAGCTGCCCGCCCAGGACTTCGCCCGCGCTGTCGCAATGCTGGAGAAGAAGCGCGCTACGGAGGCCACGGCATGAGCAACCTCACGCTGTACCAAATCGCCGACCAATACCAGGATGCGCTGAACACCCTGCTCGACGCCGACCTCCCGGCCGAGGCCATCGCCGACACGCTGGAAGGCCTGCAAGGCGAGCTCGAAGTGAAGGCGCAGAACGTCGCCGCCTTCGTGCGCAACATCGAGGCCAGCGCCGAGGCGATCCGTGCCGCCGAGAAGCAGATGGCCGAGCGCCGCCAGATGCTTGAGCGCAAGGCCGAGCGCATCCGCGAGTACCTGCTGACCAACATGCAGCGGGCCGGCATCAAGAAGATCGAATCGCCGTGGTTCGTGCTCGCTGTGCGGAAGAACCCTGTGTCGGTGGTGATCGACGATCCGGCCGTGCTGCCCCGCGATCTGATGGTCGAGAAGGTCACGCACTCGCCGGACAAGAAGGCAATCAAGGCCCGCATCGAAGCGGGCGAAACCATCCCCGGCGCGCGCCTGTAGGCCGGCTACCGCGTGGAGATCAAGTAGGCATGAGCAACTTTAAGGAACTGGTGCGCGTCGGCAAGGACGCGGTTGTCCGCTACACCGCCGGCGGCAAGCCCGTCACCGGATTCTCAGCCGCCTTCGATAACGGCTGGGGTGATCGCAAGCAGACGGTGTGGCTCGACTGCTCTTACTGGGGTGAGCGCGGAGAGAAGGTCGCCCCGTACATCACCAAGGGCAGCCAGATCGTCGTCGAGGGCGACATCGGCACCCGCGAGCACGACGGCAAGACGTACATCACGCTCGATGTGCGCGACGTGAAGCTGACCGGCGGTAAGGGCGAA